CTTCTATTTCACCCTCATCTTCTTCATCATCTTCTTCATTTTTCTCATCTTCTTCTTTCTCATCATCATCTTCATTTTCTTCGGGTTCTTCTTCTTCTTTTCTCATCTTTTTCTTTTCAACAAACAACGAATTGAATACGTCATGAGCAATTTCTTGACCTAAATCGTTTGCGTATTCTTTCATTTTTTCTGTCATTGCGTTTTTAAATGTTACAATGTCGTTGTCAATTGCTGCATTTAAGCCATTGACTAAATTACTGGTATTTTTCATCTTTTACCTCCTTTAAGTTCTCAAAATTTCATCAAAATTGACACCGGTTCCAACAGCAGTGAAATTCAATCGAATGAATTCGGCGGCGCGGGCAGGCTTAATATAGATATCTCCGACAAATTCGTTTGAATCAATTACTTGGGCGGTGTTATTTGTGCTGTCACATATTACAACATAATCATAAATTCCTTTTCCTGATTTAATTCTTTTTAGAAAAGGGTCAACCATCAATTTGAACATGTTTCGTTGATAGTCGTCATTAAACTCAAACAACATATACTTGGCCGCAGTTGATATTGATTTTTCAAGAACAATAAATAACCGTCTTACATTTACTCGGTCATATGCAGATGGAATACTTGTCCCAGTCTTTTGGCCAAATACCAATGTTCCATCCCCTGGGGGTGAAACTATTGGATTGATGTTGTTTTTATACAGGATATCTCTGTAGGCACGAGTTGGGTTAATTAATAGTTTGATACAATTTTTAACTTGACCTCGTGAATAACCGGCGGGTGGGAACCATGCAGCAGTTACTTGATCAGTGTAGGCCATACAACCTGCTGCATCTGCAGACATTGGCAACCATCTGTAAGAATCATTATATTTATCATATGCATATTTTGAATTTGCATAGATTGAATAGTATGAATTATTTTTATTCAAAGTGGTCGTTTTATAAGTGACACATGCAGTCACTGCTGTAGAAAGATCGCCGGCCATTGTTGCAGTGGGAACACAAACAACTGCAATACAGTCTTTTCGTGTTTGAGCAATATCAATAATATAACCTTGTATTGTTTCATTGACATTGCCACCATCTAATAGTATATTGACATCTACTTCTTCAGGATTTGCCAATAGATCATACCCCAATTGAATATCTCCAGAAGCAGGATCTCCATCTACTCCACCTGAGAGTAAAGTTGCTTCAAAAGATAAAGGAGATGTAGAAATTGAGGTATTATCAAATACGTAAATATATTGAGATTTTTGATTAATTACTGTTTCAATATAGTTTGATTTTCCATAAATATCTTTTGCTGTTGGATCTAAATCCACTAGCCATCTTTCTAGAATTTGCCAATTTTCATCTAAATCGTTTTTAACCAACACAGCAACAGCAACTTGATCATAGTAATCATAGGCACCCGATTGAGGGGCATAATCAAATTCTTCTGCAAAGGTTGTACCATCAATAATTTCAGCAGTAGCAAAATCATCAGCAGTAGCCAACGCTACCTTAATTTTACTGTTTCCCAAAATGCCAGGATATCGTGCTACAATTTTAAGTTTTTGGTGTGAGGTGAATGAAATTGTTGGTATTGACGAATAATTTGGAATATAAGGGTTTGTTCCTATTGAAATAACAGCAGTAACTTGACCCTCTTCTGCGACAGCTATTCCAGCATTTTTTGCAGTGTCAGCATCAACAGCCCTTACAACAATTAAGTTATTTCCATATCTTAGATACTCGGCTGCTCCAAACCAATGTTCAAAGTTTGTGTCTGACGGTAAACCAAAATATGAAAGTAACTCTTTTTCCATCGTTACAGTTTTTCGTTCGAAGCAGGGTCCCCATGAGTATTTTCCACATACTCCTGCAATAGAGGTGGCAACGGCAGGGACGACTCGTGAAGCATCGAACTCTCGAATTTCAACAGCAGGTGATAAAATGAAGCTCATATATTTCCTCCTTTTGAAGACTGTAAAACAATCTTCGAAAATATATGGTCTTTCAATAAGACCATATAGTATATATAAAAATCTAAAATTTTATTTTTTTGTTTTATAATTGATTTCTAAAGGAGCATTAAAATGGAAAATGATATTAAGTGTTATGTTTTAATTAATGGTAAAACAATAATTTCAAAAATTATTGCTGAAACCGAAACAGAAGTAAAATGTGAACAAGTGCATGAATTAGCACCGCATCCCACCCCAGATGGAAGATCTTTGTCTATTGCTCTAATTCCTTTTTTCATTTCAAATCCAAAATCAAATGGGATCTTTAAGAAGAATTTGATTTTGGCTGAAGCAGAAATTGATCTTGGATTGGAAAGAGTATATATGAACCAAATTTCTACAATTAAGACCCCTCCCTCAGGGGTCAAGTCTTCACTATTGAATAAATCCTAAAAATACTGAATCTCTTTCGTCTGGATCTTCTTTAGTTATTTCTTCATCTATTTCGGTTCCATCTACAATGAAACCGAACGGTGGTACTTCATTGTCAATTTGTTTTTGTTTATCAGAATATAATTTCAATCTCATTGTTGAATTTAATACATAATCTTTAAAAAATTGAGTAGTTGTAAAGTATGAAAAATTGACTAAGCCCATTACTAAGTCGTCTGTTGCCCCTTCTTCTTCTGACGCTTTAAAGGAATTTCCTTTTTTTTCAAATGTATATAGTTCATTTATTGTATTAAAATCTGATATTTTCAGTTTATTATCTTCAATTAATCGTTGAAGTTGTCGAGCACCGAGTCTTTTGGTTTTTGTTGTTGTATGAAATCCTAATTCTTTCGGGTCAGGTGAATAGATATAACACTCTGTTTCTAATTCAGAATGAAGACTTAAAACGACCGAATGCCCAAATTCATTTGTTTCAATAACCATTACCACATTCTCTGTATATTTTTGCCCATAAAATTTTCCAACTGCAAATATAATATCAGGAAATAATAAATAACTAATAATGTTGTTTCTATATGTTGCTATTTGTTGCCATTGATTTTCTGAGACATCTATAACAGATATAGTATTATAATCTTGTTCAACTCCTTTTGCTGTGTCTACAACCAAAATGTAAAAGTGATCTTTTTTGGGTAATTCGTATATTGATAATCCTTTCCAATTTTCATTTGTAATATTACTTTGATTTAAAAAATAGCCATGTTCTTGGGCTATAGTGTAGAGATTTAATTCTTTATCATGAGCCATAGATTCAAGTGCAATACTTGAAATAAGAGTGCTTTCAGAACCTATAAATTTACATTCATATTCTTGATCCCACATTCTTTGCCCAATTTGAGAGATTGTCATTTTTTTAAATTTTTCATCTCGGCCAGGAACATCATTCCATTTTATTTCAAACGGAATATAACCATTTGCATCATTTTTTGCTTCTTTCCAAAATTTATAAAAATGATTTGCTCCTTTAGGTGTTGATGACACCGTTATTGATGTTGTTTGTGCAGAAGAAATTGTAGGATAGATGGATGATAAAAATCCTTCAGCAAGATTTTTTGAAATATCAGCTGCTTCATCCCAAAATAAATTTTTAATTGAAAATCCTCTAAGTGAGTTATGAGAGGTTGCCGCCGCTCTTGTTTCAGATCCATTTTCTAGTCTTATTTTTGTCTTATTTAATTCAATTACCCCTTGTTGTAGCCACAGGGGTAAATATCTTTGCATTCTCTGTATTCGCTCAATAATTTCAATTGCCATTTCTTCTTTATTTGCGACAATACCATTCATTTCATATGGGAAAAAATTCATTTTCCAGTTATAGAATGCACCAGTTGTAGTAGTTTTGCCTGATTGTCTGGGGTTTTTTATTATATTAAAACGATTATAATACATGTTTTCAATCATTTTGACTTGGTAATCGTGCAAAAGAAATGGAACTAATCCATTGTCTAAATTTATTATTTTCACGTAATTACGAATAAAGTAAATACATCCATCAAAACCATTTGAACATTTTTGAATTTCTGCTATATGATGTTCTTCGTATGGATATTTTACCCCCGCTCTTCTTATGCCAAAATTTCCTTTATAGCACCATCTTTCATCTATTAATTCATTCGTTACTGGTTCTAATATCATCATTGGCTATTTTCTCCGCTAATTGAGGGGTAGGCGTATTTTTTGATAGACGTAATGCATCATTTAATGTCCCCACAATAATTGCGTTTTTGATTATAATTCTTGTACTTTCTTGTGCATCTGCATCTTGATCTAATTTTTTTATTGACTCATGAATTGAAATAAGTTGTTTATCCAATTTCAATAAAGTTTCAGATGCTTTAATTAAAGTGTCTAATGTTCTTGCCAACGATGAAGATAACATTGAAATTGCTTCAACATTGTCGGTAGCATTTAACCCCGCCGAAATTGTTTCAACTGCTTCTTGTGCGCTACTAATTACTCCACGAATTCCATTTTTTGCTTTT